CTGCGTTATTCATTGGATTAGAGGCGCTGTAAATTGGTCGCCCGGTGGAATCTACAGCGCCGAGTAGTAATTGCCACTGTGAACCGTTAGCAATGTAGTTGCTAGCAAAATAGCCAGTAGCTTCATAGACAAGTCTAGACGCTTCAGATGTGTAACCAATAATGCCGGCAGATGTAGCAGCCTGAGCAGTAGTAGCAACGGTACCGGCTGTAATTAGCGCGGCATTAACTGTCGTATCGATTGTCTTGAGGTAAGCGTTCTGTAGCTGAGTAGTGAGCTCGGCGTAGAAATTAGGGTCTGATCGCTCTAACAATTCGACGCTGAGTGTATTCATACCTGAGTACTTAGAGACTGTACCCGTTAGGTACTCTGTAACCATACCTGTATTTTGTACAGCTCCAGCCTCGGCCTCGACCGTGACGGCAGGTGCGACGCCTGACTGACCGCCGGCGCTTGTGACAAGTGACGGTACGTTAATTGTCATGCCGCTAGTTGGCAGTGTGCCACGTGAGCAAGCATCGATAGATGGTGTACCAAAACGTGTATTGGTTGGAAACTCTGATAGGTACTGAGTTGGATTAAATGCAGGGTTAGTACTAAATGAATCATCGGCAGCTGTTACATAAAGCTTAGAATCTTCACTACCGAGTGCAGCTTTGATCTTGTGCTCTGTATATGAGCCCATTGAGATAATAGGAGTACGGACTCGTTGGGAGTCAAGTACGGATGGGCGAATGATCTTACGAGCGGCCTCGACTTTTTCAGCCTCGACCGGTGCATCTACCGGAGCTTGCTCCGATGTATTTTCTGGGGCTGTAGTCACAGCTTCCTCGCTTTCAGTTTCTGTTTCAACTTCTACGATGGTCGTAGAAATAGTCGTAGTTTTTTCTTTTGTGCTAGTTGCAGCTTCTAACTCTGCGCGTGCCGCCATAATTTCATCGACTGAGGCACTCGCGAAGGCCGCACTCTCGACGAGGCTTACCTCTTTGAGGACGGCCGCAGTGACGAGCAAGTAATCTCCCATCGGCTTAGAGGCGGTTACATCAACCCCTACGGATAAGCCAGAAACTAGATTTTCTTGCGCAAGGAGTAAGGCATCCTGTCCCCGGCTGCTCATACTCAATCGAAAGGATCCATAAACTCCAGCGGTTGAATCGCTAAATGAAATTGCGCGTCCTACCGGTTTATCCTGTTGATGCTGCGCTAATAATTTAACAGATGTTGCATCTGGTATAGCTATAGAGCCACGCTCAAACATAACGGGCCCGGCGCTTGTGTGTCCGACCTCGCCGTAAGGTGCGACTAGCCCTGAGACAATACGTCTCTCGGTATCGGCGGCTTGTATTTCTTGGCTAAACGTTAGTAACACTTGTATCTCCTAGCGGTGTGAGTTGCTCCATTTGTCTAGCTTGGTTTACGTCGATTAAATCTAGGCTTAGCATTTTCTCAATAATCTCTAAACGTTCTTTTGCATCTACTCGTAAGAAAGTGTCGTCTACTGCAAAACGCACCTGATTAGCAGAATTTGTTATGTCATTCATAGATAAACGATCTTCAATCGCGCAGATATACGGCTGTAGTGAATAAGCCATAAACTCTTTTCTACCGTCTAATATATTTTGGTAGGTCGTAGAGTTATTCATATCTGCGCTAATCATGTACGCCGGTACGTTCATGGCTCGTGCTATTTCTGTAGCTAAGTATTGCGATGCTTCGTTATACATCATTTCTTTAGGAGAAAATCCGATATTTTCTACTGATAAAGTGCTAGTCAAATATGCAGTACTACGCGATGCGCGAGATGCTTTCCATGATGCAAGTAATCCCTGTATCTGAGCCTCCGGTAAATCTGCACCGTTATTTTTAATTACAGAGGTAGCCATCGGAGTAGCTGCACTTACGGCGGCGGCTTTTTGTATATCGTAAGCAGCTTTAATAGTCGTGCCGGCAGTATCCAATACACCTGGTATTAATCCTTGAAAAGTTACAAGCGAACCGATCCCACTCATTGGTACTTTAATACCGTCTACAAAATAATCTTCAATCTCTGTACCGAATTTATTTGTCGTATATGTAACGCGATTGTTAGCAATCCACTCAAAGCCGCTAGGTCGCCCATCATCGGCATAGAGTGAACTCGTTCTCCAATACGCACAATTATAAAAGATGAGGCTGTCCACTGTGGCCGAGATAGTTACACTTCGAGGCTGTCTTTGATCTGGCTGCTCTAACCAAATAGGTGAGCCGAGTTTTTCACCGGTAGATTTTTTGTAAAGTCCCAGATCAATTCCTGAAATAACTCCGGCGATTAAATTACGGCAACGGGCAACACTGGCAACTTGTAGAGCAAAATTTCTATCGATACCGCTTGAGTTATATCCATAAGTAGAACCCGTATTAAAAGATCCATAACCGTAGCCGGTAGACATAACGGCAGGTGCGTACTGCGCCTCTACAGACGGCTTAGCAGCCGGCCTCAGTCCCAGAGTTTGCAATAATCCCATAGTGGGATATTTTCACTATGTCAATCACATTTGAGATAAGCCACAACGTATTTAACTATAGACTTTAGCCTCGGCCATGGGCTGAGTAAGTACATGTACGACCATCGATAAGCCGATAGCAATATCAACGGGCCCGGCAGATTTACGGCGGACTATTCTCCAGCTAGCGTCGCTTTCTTTAGCTGCACAATTAGCCATAGAGGTAACTAGCTCGTCTTGGCCAGAATGGACTAGCCGCTTATTAGATAGGGCCTCGTAAAGATAGCCGCTAGCTTGGTAGACCTTTGTGCCGGATACGTCGAGGATCTGTATACCGTTTACCTCGAGGCGTTTAGCGATTGATGCGGTCGTATATTTATCGCAGGCAACGGCCCTCGGGTAGTAAATCTTGCACCATTTAGCAATCGCATTAGCTACAAAGAGCTCGTCTATAGATACGTCGGAGTGAAATATCTCGAGCACTGCTACACCGATACGACCATCGGCGAGGACTTGCCCCATTACGAGACTGCCGTCCCTTCTCGACGGTGCCACGTCAAAAGCAAAAATAGTAAGAGGCCCGGGTACAAGTTTTAGATCCTTGTCGCCCGACTCCTCTACCGACATATGCGGCCACGGGCTCGCCGTACTAGATATCCACTGGCATAAGAGCTCGGTTTTTGTAGTTTCAATCGGCTGTGTAGCTACCGCCTCCTCGAGTGCCTGCTCTGTGACTGTATATCCGAGTGCCGGATTAGCCATCGCCCACGCGGCGCGATCTGTAATCTTGGCAAAAGATGGAGCTGAGTATTCGTAAAATCCAAAAGTCGGAGGCGGACTAGATAGAGCTCTCTCGCGTAAGTCATTGAGTACGACGCTAAAAGCATCCCCGGCATTTGAGGTTAAGAGAGTCTGAGCATTAGCCTTGGCGCGAGTAGTCGGAGTCGCTGCCCGGTAGCCCTCCTCACTGATCTCTCGGATCTCATCAATGTAAAGAAATGATGCGGTACGTCCACGCGATCCATCTCGAGTCGCTGCAACTACATCTAGCCGGTGCCCGTTTTTTAGCTCGATCGACTCGGTGCCATTGGCGTATCGGATCTGCTTTACCTGTCTACTCAGATCAGCTGAGCCCTCGATCGCGTAGCAGACTTGCCTAAAGGTATCTAAAGCCATTGATCTATTAGAGCTCATCATAAGTACGTTAGGGGAGTCAAATAAAAACATGTGGCCTAGCATCATCATCCGAGCTAGGTGCGTTTTACCCTGTTGCCGGGCACAGAGTACGAGGCTTGTCTTACGTATAAATAAATTATCGTCACCTATAGAGGTCATGTCTCTAATTACAAAATCTTGCCACGGTAAAAGGGGCAAGCCGATGGAGTCTGCGAGCTGGGCGATCTCATCTCCGCGATTAGGGCCCTTGATGTAGGGACTATGTAGGCGAGGCTCAGTAGCCCCCATACGGGGCGGAGTCATCTGGGACATATAGGGATCAATCCTGCTCAATCTGGCCCACACACGGACCTGCTGGGACCCTTGAGGAGGTTATCGGGGAGGTTTGGATCGG